TTGATGCAGCACCATAAATATAGTTTGAGTGAAATTGAAAATATGATGCCATGGGAGAGGCAGGTTTATACCAGTCTCTTAATCCAACATTTGGATCAACTCAAACAAGCCCAAGAAGCAGCTAGACAAAAGTAATGGCACACGGATTTCTATCATATCAAGATACACGAGGTGAAGTAGATTACCTTGGAATGATTGGTAGAGCCATAGGAAATCGCTTAAAGAAAAGGGGAAAGAAAGGAAAGAAAGGTTCTGGGAATGTAGAACTAGAGAAAGATGGTGATTCTGTAGAACCGATAGATACGTCAGAAAAACCATTTAAACCTTTTTTTAATAATGGTGAAATCAGAAAGGAAAAGGGTGGTGCTATCACCATGTTTTCCAATTCTGGATTGTCTAAAGCAACTGGAATTGGAAAACCTGCTTTACCTGAAGGTGCTAAGGCAGTAAATCCTGAAGTTCTTGGTGGAGCATTAACCAGAATTAGCAGGAAACCAGGAATTGATGCTGGTTCGGATGTTTATGATACTACTGCTACTAGAGTAGAAGATTCTGCTTCTCTACAAGGAATTGGTGAATTAATTGTAAGATCTAACAATAATATTGTTGAAGCTATTGGTGGATTACAGAGAGTAACTGTAAGAGTATTAGACGGGATTGAAACCCAGACAGAAGTGCAGAAAGCACTTGCTATGGCTCAAGCGGCACAGCAAGATCAATTAGCAGCACGTCAGTCAGCAGCTCTAGAAGCATCTCAGTTTAAAGATCCAACTAAAGGAAATCAGTTTTTAGATATTGCTCCAGCAGCGAGTAAATCACTCAAGGGTGGTGGATTTCTTGATTTTGGCGGACTACTTGGTGCAGGCAGAATGCTTGGCGCGGGTGGAGGAGTACGAGGACTATTACCAGCAGCTCGTGCTGGCGGTAAAACAGCAGCAAAAAAAGGTGCTGCTAAACTAGGAGCAAAAGCATTAGGAAAGGGTCTTCTTAAGAAAATTCCAGGAATTAGTCTAGCAGCAGGATTGTTATTTGCTGGTCAAAGAGCAATGGCAGGAGATCTGGGTGGTGCTGGTCTAGAACTTGCTTCTGGAGCAGCGGGAACTATTCCTGGTTTTGGAACCGCTGCTTCTTTAGGTATTGATGCTGCCCTAGCTGCTAGAGACATAACAGCAATGGCAGGTGGTGGTATTTTAACTAAAGCAACTCCTGTTGTAGCGGGTGAAGCAGGAAAAGAAGGATTTTTCCCTCTAGAAGGAAAACGAGGTAGAGAAACCTTTGTAATGATGGGTGAGGGTATTCTTGAAGCACAGAAAAGAAATAAAAAAGAATATGCTCGTTTGCAGGCATTGGGTTTAGAAGAATATTCAAGAAAAGCAGAACAGGGTGGTGGTTTCAACCTGTTTAATCCATTTACCTGGGGTCAACAAAACGAAGATGATAAACAATGGGAAAGAAGAAGCTTTGATGGAAGAGAATACACCTCTTCTTCTACTCCTGGTGCTACTCCATATACTGGACCGATGAGTTCTGGTGATTTTTCTTCTGTTCTTCCTTCTGGTAATCCACAACTTACTAGTAGTTTTGGTAATAGAGATCTTGGATATGGATCTAAAGATCATAGAGGAATTGATATTGGTGTTGATAGAGGATCGCCAGTTATTGCTATGGAGAAAGGAAAAGTATCTCATGTCCTTCCGCATTTTATGCATGGATCTGCTGTAGTTGTAACTAGTGAGAGTGGTGATGCTACTTTATATGGTCATGTCGATCCAACAGTAAAAGTGGGAGATGAAGTCAATAAGGGTGATAAAATTGCTACGGTAAAATATTGGCCTGGCACTGGTAATATGGCTCCTGATAATACTCACTTACACTTGGAAAGACATCCTGGTGGATATGGGGGAAGATCTACTGCTGTAGATCCTAAAGATTTTGTCAGGAGTGCTTCTGCTGCTACAAATGAAAAACTTGACGATCCTGTGGTAGAACCTCCTTCTTCTGATAGTGGTGATAGTAGTGGTGATGATGGTCCTGCTACAACTACTGGTGGAAAAGAACAAATGATTCCAAATCCAGATTGGACTGCTACTGTTGGTGGAACTGCTGGAATTCCAGAAGGAGCAGCACATAAGATCAGACTATCAAATGGAATGTTTGCTTACAGAACTAGAAAAATGTATGGCGGCAAACCATATAAAGGATGGAAGATCCAAAGTGGTGGTTTGTTCCCAATGGACTATGAAACTAGAGGAGGTGAGAATAAGTTTTTAAGACCACTTCTAGAAGAAGCTATTCAAAAAGAAAGAGAAAGGAGAGGTCTTAATACTAAAGCAGCTGCTGATGCAGTACAACCAGGAGCATATGAAACCGCTGCAGCTGATATCAATACCAAGTCATTTGAGACAGCTCCTGGTTTTACAATGCAACCAGTAGTTTACAACAACTACTTTACTGGTGGTGAGGACGGACAACAGTCTGCAAAGAATGGTGGAGTAGTGGCATTTGGAGTTGATTCTAGCAATATTGGAACAGGAATGTTTGCTAATCTGTCTATTAGGAGTATGACATAATGGAGAAATTTAGATCTAACACAGATTTTATTCTTAGTAGTGTAAAAATTACACCTAATAACGGAAAGGATCCATTTGAAATCAAAAATGCAATAAACACTTTCAACTATGTTGAGGATGTAACATTTCCATTTCTCTCAGCAACTCTTGAGGTTGTTGACAGTGCTGGTCTTTTATCAGGTTTGCCTATTCAAGGTGGTGAGACAGTTACAATAAGAGTTCAAACAAACTTTAAAGAAGAAGCATATGAGTATGAAATGGTTGTTTGGACAGTTGGAAACAGATTTGTTCAACAAACAAAGCAAGCGTATACACTTGGTCTTGTTTCTGCGGAAGCACTTATAAATGAAGTTACTAGAGTAAACAAACCACTATCTGGAAATTCCGAAAGTATTGTTAAAGATTTGCTCTCTACTGTTTTAAAAGCAACTAAGACGGTATATTCTGAACCCTCTAAATTTGAGACAAAAATGCTCCCCAATAGAGGCAGGGTGTTTGATATTATTGCTACATTAGCAACAAAAAGCGTATCTCCCCAAACAAGTTATAATTCTACTAGTTCTACAAAACAAGGAGACGCACAGCAAATTAAAGGATCTGGTGGATTTTTCTTCTGGGAATCTAGAAGAGGATATAACTTTTTTGCGGTAGATTCCTTATGTGCTGATGAGAAAAGTAAATTAAAAACGGAAAAATTAAAGTCTCCATCTTGGGGTCCATACATTGAAAAACAAGCAAATACAGGAGATGGTGGAGACGACAGATTTACAATATACCAATCATATTTTGGATCTGAGATTAACATGCTGCAATCTCTGAGAAAAGGAAAGTTTTCTTCATTGCTAGTATTTTTCAATTTCTCTACAGGTCAGTATGAAGAGTATGTTTATAAGATCAAAGATAGTTATGATAATATGGCACATCTTGGTGGACAGGAGGGAATTACGTTGATTCCCTCAAATCAGATTGAATTATCTGATTATCCAACTAGAATTATGTCTGTATTCTTAGATCACGAATCATGGTATAATGAACCCACACCAGCATCGCCTGAACCAGGAGATGGAGCAACAGATCCAACCAAATTTGCGGATTGGCAAAAATATTATATGGCACAATCTTTAGCAAGATATCAATTACTAAAGAACCAACTTTGCACTATTGTAATTCCTGGTAACGCAGAAATTTGTGCTGGTGATAAAATTGATATTAGATTGATCAATAAACTATCAACAGAAGAGGCAAAGAAAGAACCATATGATACAGAAAGTAGTGGAGTATATCTGATCAGTCAAGTTACACATGTATATGATACTACCACTGGATCTAACGGACAGTTTTTAACAACTCTCAGACTTATGAGAGATTCATATGGTCTAAAAGATAGACCGTCAAACCACGGCACTAAATAAATCAGGAGGTACTACACATGGAAAACATCGAAGCGCATATCGCTAAGGACAAGGAGATTTTGGACAATCCAAATACATCTCCGCAAGCACGTCGTCATATTGAAGGCGAACTGCATGACCTAGAAGAATGGGTAGAACATCATAAAGAAGAGATTGAGGCAGGAGATCATCACGATCCCACACCATTGGAACTCTATTGTGATCAAGAACCTGGCGCACCAGAGTGTAAAATTCATGACAACTGATTAGTATGGATCAGGTATTATCGCAGCTAATCCCAACTCAACGTGTTGGATCCGATGGATTCAATTGGTGGATTGGACAAATTGAAGGAACTGCTTCTGACGAAGCAAACAACAAAGGCGGTTATCGCTATAAAGTAAGGATTATCGGTGATCATCCTAGAGATAAGGAGATCATCGATACTCCTGATTTGCCATGGGCACAAGTAATGATGCCCGTGAATGTTCCTTTCATGCCTGGCAATATTGGCGGCGGTCATCCACAACTAGTTAAAGGTTGTTGGGTAGTTGGATTTTATCTAGATAACGAAAAACAAAAACCCATTATTATGGGTTCTATTGGACAGACACCAGGCGCAACGTCTGTGCTAGAACAGAAAGGACCAGATGCTAAACCACTTACATCTGGTGCGGAAAGTGGACAACTATCACTAAATCCTGCATCAGATGGTGATCCAACAAAAGATCAGCAACAAAAGGTTACAGGTGCTCTGCCTGATGGAACCAAGAGAGGTGATGGCGAAGAACGTGTCCCTACGCCACCTAAAAAAATTAAAGCAATAACTGATGAGGAATGGTGTCAGGAAGTAGCAGATAAGTGTAAAGATGTTGACTTAAAAACCCAAATGAATGGCATTCTCGGGCAGATGCTCGCTGACATTCAAAGCAGTGGTGGGGCTATTGGCACAAAATATGTTAATTTGGCAACTGGTGAATTAAACAGTGCTATTGCTGATGCTAGAAATTATATCAATAAAGCAATTCTTGTCGTTACAGAATTCTTAGCAAAAGTAAAGGGTTGGATTAAAAAGAAATTACAGGCAGGCGTTTCAGACTTAGTAAAAGCAACTTTAGCACCAGAACCAACTGGAAATGTTCTCACTCCAGTTACGGAGTGGTTCAACAATCTACTCAAAGACCTTGGATGCCAGATGGAAGATCTTGGCGAGCGTCTTATGGAGTGGTTGACAAATGTTTTGATGAGTTATATCGATCAAATTTACCGTGCTGCTATTTGTCAGGTAGATGAACTTGTCAATGGTATTATTTCAAAGATCAATCAACTATTAAATGAATTATTTGATAGTATCTTAGGTCCTTTGCAAGACATTCTAGGTGCAATTGCTGTTCCTCTCAACATTATTGGTGGCGCAATTAATTATGTCTTGGAACTCTTAGGAATTTCTTGTTCTGGTCCAGATACGACTTGCTCGAAATACAAGAAAATCTGCACTACAGGTGAAAAGAAAAAAGATGATGATGATAAAGACTTCTTAGATGATCTTCTTGATGATATTGATAATTTATTTGGCGATACTCCAGCAGATTATACTCAGTATGTCTGTGATGAAGCATACACTGGTGCTCCATTGGAAGTAACCACAGTTGGATTTAGTGGTGGTGTTCCTCAAACTGGTGGTGGAACTGGTGGTGATGGTCCTAAGAAACCTAAGATTACATATAACATCAACGATATCGAAGTTAAAGAAGGTCAGATTGCAACGTTTACTGTTACTAGATCTGGTTATCTTGGATCTGCATCTTCTGTCAAATACAAGACACTTAATACAGGAACAGCAACTCCTGGCGAAGATTATGTTTCCATAGATGGTGGTATTCTCGGATTTGCTGAAAATGAAACTAGTAAGACTATTTCCATACAAACATATGCAGACAATGTAGATGAACCAGATCAGGATTTCTTCTTATTCTTAAAGAAGAACTCTCCTAAATCTGGTGCAGTCTCTACATATTTCAAAAAGAATGTCGGTAAGTGTACAATTACAGAACAGAATCTAAAAGAACCTGGGGATCCTTCCACGCCACCTATTAAAAACCCATTCGATCCCATCGGTCCAGAAGATCCAACATCAATTCTTCCAACAACTCCTGGTTCTGGATCTGGTGATGACGATGATACAGATACCACACCAACGTATAACGTCAGCGCAAACAGAACGTCATGTCCAGAGGGCGAGTTTATCGTCTACACCATTACAACGACTAATGTAGAAAATGGCACTATTGTTTATTACACAATGAATGGTAATGATATCACATCAAGTGATATTATTGGTGGATCATTGACAGGAAATTGTGTTATCACGAATAATACTGCTAAAGTAACTGTCGGTATTGCTGAAGATGATGTAGTAGAAGATGCTGAAACACTAAGATTTACTTTAAATGGAAAGGGTAAGTTTGTTGATGTTGTAATTACTGCTGCGGACGATCAAGATACTGATGATTTTGATACTGGTGTTGGTGATGATCTAGAAACTGTATTCTTACCATTTGAACCACCTACTATTATTTCTGAAAATATTATTACTGATGATAATGGTGGAATTATCGAGATCCCCGTTGATAAACCAGGAGATCCCTGGGCAGAACCACCATATGTCTTCATTGGAGGCAATGGAAATGGTGCTGCAGCAACAGCACTATTAGACGAAAATGGTTTCCTAACAGAAATCCGCATCAAGAGACCAGGATATGGTTATAAGAAGAACCTAGCATCTGACAAAGGTGTCCGTTGCATTGTTGATAGTTTTACTATTCTGAGACCTGGCGTTGGATACACCGAAGTTCCTAAGATGTATGTCAATGGTGAACTTGGTGTTGCTGAGGCAGTTATTAATGATGATGGTTTTGTTATTGGAGCACGTATTCTTGACAGAACCAGAACATTCGATAAGTTTCCTGCTATAGATATTATTGGTGGTAACGGTTATGGTGCTAAACTGTTGCCTTCTCTAGCATGTCTAGATACCGATGCACTATCCACTATCGGTGCTACTAAGATTGGCACTGGTCAATATATTGATTGCCCATGAAACCTGCTATTAATTATCCTTCAAATATCTTTCAGCAGACAACGCCTGATGAAGAGCAGGCGCTAACAGATCAACCTAGGTTTCAGACGTGGTATAAAGGATGGTTGACTAGATCTGAAATCTACGAGAGAAAGTTGCCTGATGGACTAACCTCTGCATTGAGGATAGACGGTCCTGGCGACAGTGCGTTTTCTTTAGATGACAAAGGTAACGTCCGTATCTTAACAGGCAAGAGAGACCCAGAGAAAGGCGCTGCGAGCGGTGTTTTAGGTATCAAAACATGGGGACAACAGCAACTTCATAATGAAAGATCTAACCTTCAGTATGCAGCAGGATCTGATGAAGAAGGACAGGCGTTGAATGTTCTCTGCTATGGAGACTATGTTGAAAACTCTAAGGGTGGAACAAGATACATCTATGCAACAAAGATTATCATTAGTGCGACTTCTGAACTAGTCTTAGAGGGTGGTTCTATTAAATTGCAGTCAGAAAGTGACATTGATTTGGCAGCAACTTCTATCAATAGTGCTCAAGTCAATAAGAAAGATATTGTGCTTGGAGAGAAGAAGACCGATGCTCTTGGTACAGACACTACGAACCAATTTGATCCTCGTTCTACACAGACATATAACTCACCAGGAAACCTACAAAGAAACGTTGCTGGAGACTATAATGTAACTGTTGGTGGATGCTATCACTCTTATGCAGTAGGTGGTGCTGGTGGACTTATTGCAAATAGAACATTTGGATACTATGCTGGATCATCAACTAACACTGCTCTAGGCGGTAATCTTGCTGTTGGTCTATACACTCCAGGTGAGATGGACTTACTTGCTACTAAAGATGTATTTGTTACTGGTGCTGACTTTGATGTTACAGCAGCAAAAATTGATGCAACTGCCGCAGATGTCAATCTTGATGCTGCCAAAGTGGACATTGTTGGCAGTGGAGATGTCTCGATCACGTCTTCGGGTAACGTTCGTATCACAGGCACATTAATTTACCTTAACTGATTGATCGGAAATCCGTATCGAAAACTGGCACAAGGGGGATTGTTTTCGGCAACCTGCTGTGATAAATTATACCTGTAACAAATGGAGAGGTGCCTCAATTACTCGCACCAAACCACTTGACGCGCCTCTGCTTCATGTGTTACAATAAACTCATGCGATCGGGACAACTCGATCCATCATCTGCGGGTAACCACTCCGCAAGTAACTTAAAAGGAAAACAACAATGATCAAATCTTTCATCGCTGCAGCAGCTGCTGCTCCCCTCTTCGCTGGTGCCGCTATGGCAGGTCCCTACGTTAACGTAGAAGCAAACTCTGGTTTCACTGGCTCGGACTACACTGGCACGAATACTGACCTCCACGTTGGTTATGAAGGTCCTCTTGGCGAAAGTGCTTCTTACTACGTCCAAGCAGGTGCTACCGTTCTGTCTCCTGACGGCGGCGAAGCTGATACCGTCCCCTCTGGTAAGGCAGGCATTGGCGTCTCGGTTACCGAGAAACTCGGTCTCTACGGTGAAGTCTCCTTCGTTGGTTCTGGCGACGCTAGCGTTGACCGTGGATACGGCACCAAGGCAGGCATCAAGTACTCCTTCTGATAAATAATGATGCGATCTTTCGTGCGGTCGCTTCAAAAGTCGGAACACCAAATTGGGGTGCCCTGAATTCAGGGTGCCCCTTTTTTGTACCTCTAAATAAATTGAATGATCTTTTATCATGAACTACAAACCCTATTCAAAGGAATGGCACAGGTATAGATATCTCAAAGAAGCTATCGATACCTACCTTGACGACTACGTAGATAACGATATCATTATGGAGGATATTCTCGACATTGTGTGCGACCGACAGGAAAGAGCACATGCTGAGTATCATCGCCTTGAAGATCTAGAACTAAAACTGCGGGACTAACATGCTATCTACTCAATACAGACTACGCTTAGAATTCATCTGTAAGAAGATCGCAAACAAGGAGGAAGTAAAATTAGACGACATGATTTGGGTGGAAAAACTCGCTAAGAGACACACCACTGCACGCGACTGGTTGAACAAAGCACGCCGTCAGGCAGCGCAGGACATCCAGGAAGGCACAATGGACGATTTTATGAATAAGATGGGTCTGGGAGATCCAGACCCCTCTAATTACCGCTCAGGGTTCTCTGGTGCGGATGAGATCGTAGACTGGTTCAAACAAGACAAACCTGATGATTGGAGACAGCGTGACTAATGATTTTTTAGATAATCTGGCAAACCATCAGTATCGGAAGATGCACAAAAGTGAGTTTGAAAAGATTACTCCTGAGACATATGAAAAAATGAATGAGGAGTTTGAGGAGGAAGGACTTGCTTTCCGAATCAATGTTCCTACTCAAGAACA